ATGCCTAATAAATTTGGAGCAACTCTTTCAAAATTAGAAGCTAAATTAGTTTCTCCTGTAATTAATTATTCTGATTGGACTTATAATATTAGAACTCAAAAAAGGTCTCCTAATAAATTAGTAAAAAAAGCTGAAAAAATGTTATATAGAACAACTGCTGCTAGAAAACCACAGAAAATATATGGTAGTGGAACATCTGCTGCTAGAAGCGATTACCTTAAAGCTTGGGGTAAAAAAAGTCTTCCAAAACAAATAGCTAGAGCTGCACTCAAAGTATTATCTAGAGGAAGAATTTAAGATTAACTATTCTTAATATCTTCTTCTAATTTATCAAATGGATTAAATAGATAGTTGTAATAACACTCCCTATGCATTATCACATAATCAGTTTCGTGGAATACCCCATCTTTGTCTAAAAATCCTGAAGATGCTTTATAGGCTACTGAACACGGGGTTATTAAATCATCGCATACTGGACACTTTTTCATACTTTTTTACCTTCTGAATCTTCTATCATCCCCCATAAAAGACAAAGATACACTATCACATCAGTTATCCTTCCGCGAACATCTTCTCTTTGACTCCTATGTCCTTTGACATAAGAACATATACCGTCTATATGCTTTAGCAGATAAACCAGTAACACTTCCTTTTTATCTATTTCTAGATTTGCTCCAATTCTTTCGAAATTGGCGAAAGCGTTACCCTGCTTCCTTGCGTACTCCTTCTGACCCGCTTCGCGGGTCTTCTGTATCGCTTGGAATATCTCCGCTATCAAGCTTTTCATTTGCTTCTGCGTCATTTATTTCTTTCAGTTTTTTATCTATAAACTTTGTAAATTTATCGCCATCTTTATTCATATCTATATAAAGACTTAATGCTTTTTCAAGTTCTTGTACATACCCTGTAACAGAATTTACTCTTTGATTCAATTCTATAATAACATTAGTAATTTCTTTTATCGTTGGTTTTTTCTTTACTTTTTTTCCACTCATATAATTGCTAACTGCAATATTTAATCATCTCAATCAGATGAATCAATACCACAATAACCTCCATTTATTTTTAGTTCATTCAAGTCTTCTTTTAACTTAGCTGTATATCTTTTCATTGCAGCTCCAGCATCTTCTGTAAATGATTTTATAGATGAATAAGTAGCTTGATTATTAATATAATCGCTATTAGCTAATTTAATATTCCTTAACTTTGTATCAAAGTAGTTTTTAATAGCTATTTTTAAGTTTTCGCCTTGTTTTGTTTCAACACCTACAATATCATCTATAATTTTTTTAATTTCACTATAATCCTCCAAAATCGTCCTCCTTTTTCTTTAAGTCTTTTAATATAAATTCCTGATGATTCTTAGGAAAAGCTCCTGTGGGTCCTCCTGTTTTAAAGATAGGAAATAAGCCCTTGTCACCGCACGTAAACAAAGGCTTATCAGACATCCATCTTCCTTTTGTTTCCTCCTCTAAAACAACACATGATGCAAACTTTCTATTTCGCTTAAAAACCATTAGTCAAATCCTCTATTGGTATCAATGCCAATTCGCTTGTATCATTGTCTCCTCCCATAACCATCTTTCCTCTACCGTTAATAACACTTTGTTTGACTATTTTCTTCAATAGTTCAACAGGCCACATATATATACCTACTATATCTTCTTTGATTGTTAATACTTGCACCCACCAATCAGCTTTTGTAGTATTTAAACCACTTAATTTACCTCTAGAAGATAGCTCTATTGCTATGTTACCTGTTTTTTTCCAAGTGTCTCTCTCAGTTTTAATCTCTACTTTACCTAGTGTTAATATTTTAGCAACACTTTTTTCAAACTTTTCTCCAAACTCTAAATCAACGTCAAACTTATTGTTTTTATTGTATTTTAATGCTTGATATTCTTTTATCTTTTCCATAGTATCGATACCCTTTGTTTCTATCATCTTAAATGCCTCCAGATTGTTCTTTTAGAGACTTTATATTTTTCAGCTAACCAATCAACTGATTGTCTGAATAGTTTTCTTCTTATCTTTAGTAAGAAATCATTCTTTATTTTCCTTGGTCTACCCATTACCACTGCCTCCATTCTTGCATTCTTTTCTTTCTTTCTTCTAGTATTTTTTCATACTTTTCTGGATTTCTTCCAGTTTTTAAAGAAATTTTTGCTCTAATTTTTCTTTGAGAATTTGTTGAAAGATTAGATAAGATTATTTTCTTCCCTTTAACCTTTTTGTTTATTCTCATATTCCTCATCCTCCTGTTCTGCACATTGTTCGCATAAATATCGCCAATCTAATACTTTACTTGGCTTATCACATCCTATACAAAAATCTAATCCTGGCATTATTAATTAAGTTCTTCTTTTGATAATTTTGGAGCCATTATTAATAAAGTTCTATATGGAATATATAAATTTGCGTCATAAGGCTCATATCTAAGTTTTTTTACCAAAACTATTGTATCTTTATCACTATTTTTTACAGAATGTATCCTTGTTAAATCTTTATTATAACAAAGTTCTTTATCTTTTACATACAATCTTCTAATACTTTTAAGTATCTTTAAATCATTTGCATTTTTCAAATCATATTTTAAAGGTTTATGCTGTTTTGCGTGTATATGTTCTCTACCATCTTCCAGTTCTGCAACTACCATTATAATATTATTTTTCATTTTTCCTCCTGCTTTTATATTCAAACATAACATTACCATAAGAATTAGTTGAATATTTCCTAGCTTTTCTTTTTAGTTTTTCTTTCTTTCTCTGTCTTTCGTTCCATATTCTCCAATCCATATTTCCTCCTATTTTATATTACGTTTCTAAACTGAATTTTACATTAGTTATAAAAAACACGTGCTTACCCTTAAAAATCTCTGCTTGACATTTTTCTTAATACATATTTCTCTAAATCATTATCTTGATGAGATAACCATCTTAATAATTTACAAAACCCTTTGTCTGTTAAAGGGCCTTTCCTTGTATTACATCTCATACAAATCATTTGTAAATTACCAGGAGTTGAATTACCACCCAAAGAAAGAGGCATAATATGGTCACATGCCATATTGCTAACAAGCAATTTATTATTACAATAGCGACATTTTTTTCCATAAAATTTATATAGAATTTCTCTAACCTCTGTAAGAGATATATTGAATTCGACTTCATACTCTTTACTCCTTCTCTTTAACGTTGTTCTTAAAGTAGAAGATTTTTTCATTAGTCTATGGAACACCTTTTTAGCAAATTGCTTATGATGTCTTTTAAGTTTTTTTCTAAACCTATCTTCCCATATGCTTAATCCTCTAGGGGACTTACGCCCCCTTTGAGGTCTATTCTTTTCTGTTCTATGCATGACCAATGGTCTCTTCTTTTATATTTCGATTCCAAAAACCTAAAGTAAATTGTACTTCAAGTCTTCCTATTCCAAACATAACCCCTTTGACTATACCGTCAGAGTTCTTTGTGTGCAATAGTCCTATTTTTAATAGTTTAAATAAACGAATCATAGATAATTCGTCAAATAAATATATACCTAATAACCATCCCTTCATACTGTTCTCCTTAATCTGAAACTTGGAGTCCATTCTACTTCTGTATCAAATAATTCTCCATCGGTGTTTTTGAATAATTTAACTGCTCTGATTTTAGAATCAGGTTGACCATTCAACCCAATTACTTTTCTAGAAGCATTTTCTATTGCACCTGAACCTTTACCTGCATACAAATCTAGGACTTCGTTTCTGCTATATTCTCGACTAACTTGCGAGATTTGGATTACGATTAAATCATTGTTCACAGCCATATTAGATAGTCCGTGAGATATATATTTAATTTTTTCATATTCTCCTCTATAACTTATTGGAGTATCGACTAAATCAATATAATCTATAACTACTAATGATGGTTGCAATTCTCTTACTTTTTCATATATCTTATCTAAAGTAGGTGATATTGTTTGAACCATGATATGCTCTAGTTTATCTTTATTATCGTCATATATTTCTTTGTAATTATCGTTTATTTCATTCTTTTCTTTATTCGCTACTATTTGTAGATGTCTTCTGTGTACATACCAAGAAGATAGTTCAAGGCTTAAAAATAATGTTGGAATTTGCCATTCTGGCTTTATTTCATTATTTAGAAAGTCGACCCCTAATGCTATATTTTGTGCAAATGTAGTTTTATTAGAACCTGTTGGTCCAAAGATAGTAACTAATTCTCCTGGAAAGATTATTGATTCTTTCTCTATTCCTAGAGCTTTACCTAAATCAATTGTTTTTCCACTAAAATCAGTAGTTAATCTATCGTGTAATTCATTTTGCATTTCATCTGCAGTTTTTATATCTACTAAATAGTCTTTTCTTTGAAAATGTATACATTGTGTTTTACAATGGTCCATCATTATTGAATCATGACAACCATATTTATAATTACTATTGTAAACATTTTCTACCATTTCTATCATACTGTTTTCAGGCATACTCTTATTATTCCAATGAAGCATACATACCTTTGCATAATGGCTAGGTATGCCATGTCTTTTGAAATGACTAACTATTCTCATAGCAGTTATATGCCTACTTCCTTCAACAGCTCCTTTATTTAACATAGATTGAACACAAGGTATAATTTTATTTGGTTCTGATATTTTGTTAAATACTTTTATATCGGGTATTTCTTTGACTATTTTATCTTCCAGCTCTCCATTTCCTTCTAAAGTATGGAATTCAAAGTCAAATCTAGGTGTCTTAGCTAACTCAAATATATCCTCAGGGTCTTTATTCATTACTTCATTACAAGTTAAAGGTATTTTAAATAAACCAGTTTTTTGATTTGGAGTATGTTGTAATCTATATATACCTGTTCGCATATATATACTCGCATCAATATCAGGAATTAAGCTTTTTAAAGTTTGTTTAACAATAAAAGGCAAATCATTCCCTGGTTTAAAGTTGAATAAATCCCCTGAGAGAATTAAGTGATACCCAGAGCCAGAAAAGTAGGGTTGAAAGCTCCCACTATCAATATCCGCATCTTCCAGCTCTAGAATAACACCTCTTAAGACATCTAAAGTTCTTTCATCACTCCTATCTTGTTTGTCTATATCAATAGGAATCTTATCAATGTATCTAACACCAAAGAAGTTCTTTAAACTACCGTTGTTATCTACATATTCTTTAGCAGTTTCATCATATAGATAAACACTCCTATATAAAGATTCTTCTCCTATATATGCGGATAAATTGTTAGTAGGAATGATGATACCTCGATTAAAAGGAGTACCTCTAGCTATCTCAACAAAGTTCATAGATTAGCTAAACCGCTTTCTGACATTTGAGGCGCATTAGTAACTGCGTCAGTTAGCTCTTTTAAGTATCCTTTACCTTTTAGCCAATCTATATCTTTTTGAAGTTTACCTGTGTTTTCATCTGTACTTCTATATACTTTAGGGTAAACTGTAGTATATGATTTAGCTCCATTTTTCTTTGGTTGTTCTTTATAGAAATAAGCAATATATGGATAATGAGTAATATCTTCTATAGTTGAGCCATCAGATGCTCCTTTTTCTAGATATTTAACTATATCATCTATAGATTTTCCATCTTCTTCTTCCCATTTTCCATTAATATTAAGACCAGCTGTACATCCAATAGCATCAAAGAATGTATATAATCTTTTCAATACAGTACCACCTGTAATTTTACCTGCTGAGTCTTTTTCAAAAGAACCTTTGATTTGAAGTTTTCTAGTATAATCACTAAATTCTTGCTTTACTTCAACTTCAATATATAAATCAGCCCAATCAAACATATCTGATTTATCTTCAAAATTAAGTATAGCAAATTTACATATACCTAAGAACTTGTTGCTTTCGTTGCTGAATTCGGTTTGTTTCGGTTTAAATATAGCCATTTTATTTCTTCTCCTTATAGATTAAATTCCATTTAAATTCGATTTCTTTGCCTCTCAGGTGAGGACTTCTACTACCAGCTTCTAATGATTCATTTGCTTTAAATGTAACCATTAGCTTGTCTTGTTCGTCATCTCTGTAAACATAACCTATAGCATCACAATCGGCCATTAACATATTCTTTAACTTTCCTGTTAAATCAAGGCTTTCTGGTTCAACTATAGCTTTACTGTCTACTACGGCTCTCGCCCATTTCCTATGTCCGATAACGATAACATGAGGAAATATTGCTTTCATTGCTTTGATAGTATTAAGAACTTTTTCTCTTACTAAAGCAAACCCTTTTCCATAAGCTAAATCTGCTATTGCAGTAACGCTTTCTTCCCGACAAACAGCTTTTTCAGCCCAATCTGCAACTTTATCAATAGTATCAATAGCTACATATTTGTATTCATGTCCATCTTTTGCTTCTTTGAGAATATTTATTAATTCTTCTCTACTATTAGCTTCTTCTACATACCCTTCAATCATATTGGCACCTTGTTCTGTATCAATAATCAAACAATCTTTCAATTGACTTAAAACTGTAGTTTTACCTACTTTTGGAGCCCCATATAATAACATTACTTTAGGGTCTGTGGAAATAGCTTTCCTTTTTGACTTTTTTAATGCCATAACTATTTTCCCTTCACTTTTATTTAATTAACCCCTTAAAAGGCTGATTTATAATTATTGCCAAACCAGCCTTTTAAATTACTACATTCAATCATTTTAAACAAGTATTTTTTTCTATTGTCATAGTAGGAAAATGAAAAGACACAAACTCTTCATAAGGTTGTTCTTTGACTATTTTCCTTACTGCATTAGAAATAAAGCTACCAGACATATTACTGCAATAACTAGTAGCCTTCAT